ACACAAAATTAGCAGCAGACATCGATGAAACAGAACAATATGTGGACACAGGTTCGTACATTTTTAACGGACTTGTTTCAGGGTCTATATTTGGTGGTGTATCTGGGAATAAGATTACTGCCATTGCTGGGGAGTCTAGCACTGGAAAAACTTTCTTCAGTCTTGCTGTCGTCAAGAACTTCCTTGATGCTAACCCTGATGGGTATTGTCTATATTTTGACACTGAAGCCGCTGTTAACAAGTCTCTTATCGCAAGTCGTGGGATCGACTTAGATCGACTGGTTGTTGTCAATGTTGTTACAATTGAAGAGTTTAGGACCAAAGCCTTGAAGGCGGTTGATATATACCTTAAGAAACCAGAAGACGAACGCAAACCCTGTATGTTTGTGCTAGACTCTCTGGGTATGCTGTCCACAGAGAAGGAGATTACTGACGCACTGAACGACAAACAAGTTCGTGACATGACCAAATCTCAACTGGTCAAAGGTGCGTTCCGTATGCTTACTCTCAAGTTGGGTCAAGCAAACATTCCTATGATCGTTACAAATCACACCTACGATGTCATTGGCGCTTATGTCCCTACAAAAGAAATGGGTGGAGGCAGTGGACTCAAGTATGCTGCTTC